TGAGCAGTCACTTTAAGTATCCCCATCCATTATCGCTCACCGTGGACCACATCGTGCCCCTATCGGTCGATTTTTCGCGCCGATTTGATCCGAAAAACCTCCGTGCGATGCATTACCGGTGCAATAACCAGCGCGGTGCCCGTACCGAGAAGAAACAGGACCGGAGGGTGTGGTGACCCGTCGACAGATCAAGGGCCTCTCCGAAGTCGTGGCCGAGGGCCAATACCGCGAGTCGCTGACCGCACTACGTGATCACCTCGCACAAGAGCTTGAGAATGCGCCGGCCGGGATCGCCATCGGTCCCATCGTCAACCAGCTCCGGTTGGTCCTGGCCGAGCTTGATTCTCTCCGAGTCCCCGAGGTGAGTTCGGTTGACGAGATCGCTAAGCGCCGAGCCGATCGGCTCGCAAAGGCCGCGAGTCAGTAGCCATCCCGTTGGTGGCATCTCCAGCTCGGGCCGAGAGGCCGTCGAGCTTGCAGCGTCGGCCGGTCTGATCCTGGACGACTGGCAAGCGCACGTGCTCGATGTCAGCCTGTCCGAGCGCCGCGACCACAAGTGGGCGGCCATGGAGGTCGGCGTCATCGTCGGCCGGCAGAACGGTAAGGGCGCGATCCTGGAGGCGCGAGAGCTGGCAGGACTTTTCCTGTTCGATGAAGCGCTCATTCTGCACTCCGCGCACGAGTTCAAGACGGCGGCCGAGGCATTCCGCCGCGTGCTCTACCTCGTACAGAACACGCCCGACCTGGAGCGCAAGGTCAAGTCGGTGCGTACGTCCCACGGCGACGAGGGAATCGAGCTACGTACCGGTCAACGGCTGCGCTTCATCGCGCGCTCGACCGGCTCGGGCCGAGGCTTCTCCGGCGACCTGGTGATCCTGGACGAGGCGTACAACTTGCCGCCGTCCGCGATGGGCGCCCTACTGCCGACGCTCTCGGCCCGCAAGAATCCGCAGATCTGGTACACGTCCTCGGCCGGCACCGTTGAATCCGAGGTATTGGCCCGGTTGCGCGAGCGTGGGGCTGCCGGATCGCCGCGACTGGCCTATTTCGAGTGGTCGGCCGAACCGGGCGCGGGTCTGGACGATTTCGAGGGCTGGCAAGCGGCCAATCCGGGCCTGGGCATCCGCATCGACCCTGATTTCATCGAGGCCGAACGAGCGGCGCTGCCCGCTATCGAGTTCGCTCGGGAACGGCTGGGTATCTGGGCCGAGACCAGCGTCGATGTGGCCATTGACGCCGAGGTGTGGGCTAAGTTGGCCGATTCCGAGTCCAAGGACCGCTCTCCGGTCGCATTTTCGGTCGAAATTAACCAAGAACGGACCAAATCGTCAATTATGGCGGCAATTATGCGCCAAGACGGTCTCGTGCAGGTTTCCTCGATCGAATACGGCCCCGGAACGCATTGGGTGCTCGATCGGCTCGTTTCGCTGGAAAAGGACTGGAAACCGGTCGGAATTGGCGTAAATCCGGCCACATCGGCCGGATCGCTCATCCCGGAGCTGGAAAAGGCCGGAATTGAGCCTGTTTTGATCACTGGACGCGAAGAAATGCAGGCATGTGGCGCATTCTTCGATGCCATCAACGAGAGCAAGATCCGCCATGGTAATCAGCCCGCCCTCAATCTGGCGGTTGATCAGGCCATCAAGCGGCCCGTGGGCGACATGTGGGTCTGGCATCGGCGCACCACGACCGATATCACCCCGTTGACCGCCGCGACGCTCGCATATCACGTATTGACCGCGAAAAACGAGCCAGAGCAGCCATTTTTCGCTTCCTGGCGCTGATTTGCGGTTTCAGCCGATCTAAGCGCCAGATATAGGAGTGTCTTGATCATGACCGTTTTAGACCGCGAATTGTCCAATCGGGTCACCGCAGAGATGCCCACCGTGCCCGACGTGCATGTGGGGCGACTGATCGTCACGGTGATCGCAGCGCTGTTCTACGTGCTCGGATTCACGGCCGCACGGATCGTGCGCATGACGGTGTTCATCGCCATGTGGGTGTTCACGGCCGTCCGTTTGGGGTGGCAGGAGGGCCTTGCCAAGCCAGTTCCGCGTACGAGCTAGTTTCCCGGCCCAACTGATGAATTGAGGTGTCGGCCGTGGGTCTGCTTGAACGCATGGCCGTCGCTCGGCAGGAAAGTCGTTTCTCGATCGACGCGTGGCTGTCTGACTTCCTGATCCCGGCCAACAACTTTCAGTACCAGAACCAGAGCTACCCGTTCGGTTTTGGTCAAACGTTTACGCCGTATCGCTCGCGCGAGATCTCCAACACGCTGCCGGCCTACATGAACGCGATCCGGGCGTGCCCGCCAGCATTCGGTGCCCAGCTCGTGCGGGCCACCGTGCTCTCACAGGCCAGGTTCATCTTCCGGAACAAGTCCGGGACGAATCAGGCCGGCAAGCTGTTCGGCACCCGCGACCTCAAGATCCTGGAGAATCCGTGGCCAAACGCTACTACGGGTCAGCTCATCAACATGATGGAGTGGCACGAGGGTTTGGCCGGCAACTCGTACGTCACCAACCGCACACCTGGACGGTTGCGCGTTCTGCGGCCCGACTGGGTCGTCATCATCTATGGGTCGCACCAACAGCCCGACGACGCCGCACATGCACTTGACGGCGAAGTCATTGGCTACGGGTACTGCAACGGCGGTATCGCCGCGAATCAGTACGAGATCGAGATTTTGCTCCCGGACGAGGTGGCGCACTGGGCTCCAATGCCGGACCCGGAGGGTGCCGGAATCGGCATGTCCTGGATTACTCCCGCGATTCGCGAGATCCAGGGCGATCGGGCCTCGACCGAGCACAAGCTGCGTTTCTTCGAGAACGGTGCGACGCCCAATATGGTCGTCAAGGGGATGCAGGCGGCCACCAAGGAGCAATTCGAGGAACTGGTCGATGCGATGGAGACCCGTCATGCGGGTGTCCGCAACGCCTATCGGACCCTCTATCTGACCGCTGGTGCAGATGCCACGGTTGTGGGCTCTGATCTCAAGCAGCTCGACTTCAAGGTGACCCAGGGCGCCGGCGAGACCCGTATTTCGATGCTCTCGCGCGTACACCCGGTGGTGCTCGGTGCTTCCGAGGGAATGCAGGGTTCGGCGCTGAACGCTGGCAACTTCAACGCGGCGCGACGTATCTGGGCCGACACCTGGATTTACCCCACCTTGGCCGATCTGTCGGCGTCGCTCGCCCCGATGGTCAATGTGCCGGGCGGTTCCGAGCTGTGGCATAACACGGCCGATATGCCGGTGCTGCGTGAGGACGCGCTGGACGCGGCCCAGATCGAGCAAGTGAAGGCGTCGACCATTGTCGCGCTGTCGATGGGCGGCTTTACGCGTGAATCGGCCATTGCTGCGGTGATGGGCCAGGACATGACTCTGCTCGTGAAGGACCCGAACTGGATCTCGGTCCAGGTTCAGCAGTCCGGAGCCGGCGCGGGGCCCGGTCCGGGCGGCCAGGGTTCGCCCAGTGGCAATCCCGGTGGTACGGAACCGCTCAAGGCCAAAGCACCTGCGACCCCATCGACACCGAAGCCGGGAGGTAAGTAATGGAACCCACCATCAACACGGGCGTGGTCACGACGTGGCCGTTGCTTACCACCACCGGCACGGCCACGAACTTCACGTGGAAGTTGGTGCCCTCGGACGGCGCGGCTTTCATTCGTGCCGTCCGCGATGAGGTGCGTGCTCCGAAGCCGTACGGGAACGTCACCTACGCGGACCCGAAGAACGGCAAGTACCCCATCGATACCAAGGCGCACGCGAAGGCGGCCTGGTCCTACATCAACGTGGCCGGCAACGCAGCCAAGTACCCGCTCAACGGTGTTTCGCTCTCCTCCGTCAAGTCCAAGATCAAGGCCGCTTGCGCCAAGTTTGGAGTCGCAGTGAGTACAAACTCTCGACCGAACATTGGCGAGTGCGTACGGTCGTTCGACTTCCGGGCAGCCGGCGAATCGGGGGATGGCCGCACGCTAGAGGGCCACGCGGCGGTATTCAACACGCCAGCCAAGATTCGCGACATGTTCGGGGACTTCGAAGAGGTCATCCTGCCGGGGGCATTCGAGCGCTCTCTCAAGCAGCGCAAGCCCATCATGCAGTACGACCATGGCCGCGACGCGCGCGTGGGCTCAGTCCCGATCGCAACGATTGAGGACGTCCACGAGGACGATGTCGGTCTCTATGTACGGGCTCGACTCTTCGATAACACCGTGGTCGAGCCGGTACGTCAGGCGATTGCCGGTGGGGCTATCAAGGGCATGTCGTTCCGCTTCCAGGTCCCCGATGGGGGCGATACCTGGAGCGAGGGCGGCGGCACGGGCGGCATGGACAAGCGCGAGATCAGGGACACCGACACCTCGGAAATTGGTCCCGTGGCGTTCCCGGCCTACGACACCACCAGCGTGACCGTGCGGTCATTGCTGGCTCAACTAGACCCGGTCGAGCACCGGGCGCTGATCCGTGAGTTGGCCGAGGAATTGCGGCTGGACCCGGATCTCACAGATTTCATCGGGCGACCTGTAACACGGAGTTCGGGTGGCGATGAACCGGTCCAGCCTGCCAGTAGTGCGGCTACGGACCATGTCCTGTACGACGAACTTATTTTCCTTAGAAAGGTTCGTAATGAACCGAAAGCCTAAGATCATCGGCTATCGCCGTAACGGCGCGCCGATCTGGCTCGCCCAGGGTGGTGCGCCGGAAACGATCGAAATCATGCCCGAACTCCGTGGCAAGGACGTTACCGAGCTTGGTGACGCTACGCCCGAGGAGCTTCGGGGTAAGCGCCCGGAGGAGCTTGAGCAATTCCTCAAGGTTCTCGACGCCCAACTGCGCAGCATCCACCAGAATGAAGACACTGGCGAGCTGCGCGAAAAGACCCCTGCCGAAGAGCAGGCGTTCGCCTACGGACTCAAGCTGCGCGACAAGATCATCGCTCGCGTGGAAGAGCACCGTGCGGTCCAGGAAGTGTTCGCACGCCGGCCGAAGTCGGTTGTGGCCGCGCTGAACAACATCCGCGTCGGTGACGACGCGTATGCCGACGTTCGGCGCATGACCAACCACGAGGCGCGCGACAAGGCGTTGCGGGCGCTCGATGACCGCAACAACTCTGCTCACCTCAAGTCCTACGAAAAGGACCAGGTGGAGAAGCTGGTACGGACCTCGACCGACATCGCGCGGCGCATTCTCGTGACCGAGAATGAGCACTACCGCGAGGCGTGGATGAAGCTCGTGACCGACCCGAACGCGTTGTTCTCGCTTACTGATGACGAGCGTCAGGCAGTGCGGGCCTACAACGAGTACCGTGCCGCGTCCGAAGGCACCACGACTGCCGGTGGTTTCGGTATCCCGGTGTTCATCGACCCGTCGATCATCCTGACCGCCCAGGGCTCGGGTAACCCGTTCCTGGAGATCGCGCGTCAGGTCGACGTGAATACCAACGCCTGGAAGGGCATCTCGTCCGCTGGTGTTACCTGGTCGTTCGACCCGGAAGCGTCGGCGGTTTCGGATGACTCCCCGACGCTGGCTCAGCCGGTCGTGACCGTGTTCATGGCCCGAGGCTTCATCCCGTACTCGATTGAGGTCGGGATGGACTACCCCGGCTTCGCGTCCGAGATGCAGACCCTCCTGGCGTCCGGCTACGACGAACTGCTCGTGGACAAGTTCACGCGCGGCTCGGGTACCGGTGAGCCGCGAGGCATCCTCACGCAGCTTTCCGCGAATGCGACTGTTCGCGTCAAGGTGCAGACCAACCCTGGCATCCGTACAACGTCTGGCAGGCAGTTCCGCAGCGCAACCGGCGTAACGCTTCCTGGCTCATGAACGTGGCCGTGAACAACGCGATCCGCCAGCTCGGTGCGGCGAACGTCTACCACGCGTACACGGTGAACCTGCCGCAGGGCGCGGTGGAAGAGCTGATGCAGCGGCCGGTTTACGAGTCCCCGTACATGCCAGTCACCACGACTACGGCGACCGCGACCGAGGGGTACGCCATTGTTGGCGACTTCTCCAACTTCGTGATCGCACGGCGCGGTGGTATGTCGGTCGAACTGATCCCGCAGATCTTCCAGCAGGCGACTGCTGGTTCTGCGTACGGTATGCCGACCGGCCAGCGCGGCTGGTTCGCGTACAGCCGTATCGGTTCGTCCTCGGCAAACGACCTGGGATTCCGGCTTCTCGTTAGCTCGTGATCCCTACCTATGTCGACGTTCCTGCCACGTTGGCCACCTTCCAAAGCGGTGGCCACGTGCAGGACGTTGACGGTGTCCCGATGTGGAAGCTCGCTATGGACCTACGGCGATACGCAATGGTCATCGCGGCGACCAAACCCGATGTGATTGTGGAAACGGGCACCATGTGGGGCGGTTCCGCGCTCTGGTTCGAGCAGTACGGCTGTGACGTGATCACTGTCGATATTGACGACCGGCCGGCGCGGCTGTACTCCGCATATGCCAAGTGTCAGCACACGACGTTCATCCTCGGTGACTGTCTCGATCCTGGCGTGCTCGCCCAGATCCGGGAACGTATCGGCGGTCGACGCACCATGGTGTCGCTGGACTCTGCGCACGATGCTCCGCACGTGGCGGCTGAAATCGGTGTCTATGCGCCACTGGTCACGCCCGGCTGCTACCTGGTGGTGGAGGACGGCATTTTCGACCTCGATCCCACCGACAAGGGCAAGGCCCAGGGCGGCGCGGCTATCCCCGAGGTCGGCGGCCCATTGCGGGCCATCGAGTCCATTCTGGTCGACAACCCGTACTGGACGCGTGATGTAGAGATCGAGCGGGTAAACCCGTTGTCGTACTACCCGGCTGGGTGGTGGATAAGGAAGTGATCGAGTGATTGACGACGACGCTGAGCGTCAGCTACGCGCGTTGCTCGACTACATGGCTGGCTGGAACTCCAAACATGATCGCAATGTCACCGATCACGAAATCCAGTCAATGCGTTTCGCAGCAAGTGAAGCGCTACTCATCTTGGACGGGAGTGGACATGGCACAGGGCTACACAGCGCCGGAAAAGACGCCGGCCGACGTGAAGGCTGACAAGGCTGAGGCGAAGTCGGTCAAGCACGCTGATCTTTCGGCGGCTGGTTCGTCCGGCGATCCGTACGTGCAGCAATTGCTCGCTGAGCGCCAGACGGCGCAGTTGAACCGGGAATCGCTGCAATCTACCGACGAGGCGGCCATCAAGGCACTGCATGATGACGTCAAGGCGGCCGACGAGCGAATCGCGGAACTAGACAAGCAGTTGGCCGATCTCGGTTACTGCTAGCAAACCCAGACGGCCCGGCCCCACGTGCCGGGCCGTCTGGCACCTACGTGGGAGGCAAGGCAATGGAAGTTGTTTACGCAGTAGATACGACTCAGGTACCCACCGTGGACTGCGGTCTGGTGCTGGTAACCAAGGGGTCGCACTGGCCGGCGAATGACCCGGTGGTACGGGCGATGCCGTCACTGTTCACCAAGGACTCCCGATACGGGATGCACTACAGCGTGGAGCCAGCCGGCTACAACGACGAGTACCAGGACACTCCGGTGGAGACTGCGACTCGTGCGCCCGGCGAGAAGCGTCCGTACACGCGCCGGAACTACGCCTCGTGACGCGGGCGGCGAAGCCCCGCAAGAAGCCGGGTCAGGTCGTTCTGTCCTACGTCTGTAGTAACGAGGTGTCCTATTCCTGGCACCGATCGATGGTGCAGCTCGCGATCCTCGACGGTCGGCTACATCGCCGGCTCGGCCGCAACCTGGAGCGTATCCACGCGATGCGCTATGGCACGGGCGGTCTGATCGAGGCACGCAACCAAGTGGCCTACGACTTTGTGCACGAGTACCCGGAAGCGGAATGGCTGTTCTGGCTGGACACCGACATGGGCTTTCCTCCGGACACGCTGGAGTTGCTGTTGGCCGCAGCCGATCCGGTCGAGCGCCCCATCATGGGCGCGTTGTGCTTTTCTCAGCAGGAGATCGAGTCGGATGGCATGGGCGGTCGACGCACGCAGCCGACGCCGACCATCTTTGACTGGATCACGGTGAAGGGGGAGTCCGGTTACGCGATCCGCTGGGACTATCCGCGTGACACCGTCACCCAGACTCACGCCACGGGCTCGGCGTGCGTAGTCATTCACCGTTCGGTGCTGGAGAGCATCGAGGAAAAGTTCGGTCCGGTCTGGTATGACCGCATCCCGAACCCATCGACGGCCCAGTTGTTCTCCGAAGATCTCTCGATGTGCATTCGGGCCGGTGCGATTGACGTCCCCGTACACGTCGACACTCGCGTACGGACCACGCACCTCAAGCAGTATTGGGTCTCTGAGGACCAGTACATGCGTGAGCGCGTCGCTCTGGCGTTGATGGAGCGCACCCCGGACGTCTCGGGTATGAAGCGGGTCAAGATGACGCCCGAGCAGTACTGGACGTTCAACCTGCTGCCAGAAGCGTTGGCCGAGCTGGGGATCGAGCCGAAGGGGATTATTCACGTCGGTGCTCACAAGGGCGAAGAGGTCCCGATCTATCTCAAGTGTGGCTTCGATGAGATCACGCTGGTCGAGCCGGACCCGGTTAACGCGCAGTTCATGCGGGACGAGTTCCCGCAAGCCATCGTGTGGCAGAACGCCGTGGCGGCCGAAACTGGCACCGCGACGTTCTATCGGTCGGTCGACACCGTTTTCAGCGGACTCAAGCCGGATGCCGGTAAGCCCTCCACGGAGAGCTTTGAGGTCAATACTTTGCCGCTGTCAACGGTTCAGGCGTCGCTACCGGCCAATGTCGTGGTCATCGACACGCAGGGCACCGAGATGGATGTGTTGGGCACCATGGACTTCGATGGTGTCGATTTGATCATCGTGGAGACCCAGGATCTTTCGCGCGAGATGTACGCGGCGTACTGGCCGGACATCGTGGACGCGATGTCCAAGGTGGGATTCATCCCCGGCATCCGTTGGGAGCACGAGGAGCACTTTGCCGACACTCTGTTCGTCCGAGCGCAGACCTATGAAGCGTGATCTGGTCGTTATCGTTCCGACGCGGAATCGGCCGGATAACGCTCACGTTTTGAACGCAGCGTTTGCTACCACGTGCTCGGCCAACACATCGCTGCTGTTCGCGATCGATGACGATGATGCGACGTTGCCCGGATACGAGGGCTTGCATCTCGTGTCAAACGGTGCGTGGGAGCCGATGGTCCCGAAGTTGAACAAGATCGCGGTGCAGGTTGCTTCCGGTGCGAATGCGCCCTATGCCATCGCGTTCATGGGCGATGACCATCGGCCACGCACTAAGGACTGGGACACCAACATGTTGGCCGCACTGTGGAAGCTGCGTACCGGCGTGGTCTACGGCGACGATCTGATCGAGCACGCCAACCTGGCGTCTTCGTGGGTCATGACCACCGACATCGTCCGGGCCTTGGGTCGGATGGTGCCGGCCCCGGTTGAGCACATGTTCTGCGATAACGCGGTCATGGATCTGGCCAAGGGTGCGAAGTGTCTGCAATACCTGTCCAACGTGGTGATCGAGCACTGTCACCCGCTGGTCGGTAAGGCCCCCTGGGACCCCGGCTACTGGCGGGTGAACCAGCCGGCCCAGTACACGCGCGACGGGGCGACCTATCGCACGTGGAAATCCATCCAGCTCGAAGACGACGTGTCCACTGTCAAGAAGCTACGGGAGGCGCGGCATGTCGGTGCAGTACGCAACCGCTAGCGAACTCGCGTCGTTCCTGCAACAGGACGTAGACACCGCAACGGCCACGCTGAACTTGCAGATTGCCAGTGCGGTATTTAGCACTCGGGCCGACACCATGTTCCTTCCGACGACGACGACCTATCGCACGGAAGGGTTGGGCTACCGGCAACTCAAGCTGCCGTTCCGGCCCATCATCTCGATCCAGCAGGTCCGGATCATCAACCAGGTCTCGGGCACGCTGATCATCACCGATTACTACCAGATCAAAACGGTGCTGTACCGGCTGATCGGCTTCGGCGTGGCGGGGATGTTCCCGCCCGACGCCGTTGAGGTCGATCTGACGCACGGCTTCGCAGCAGTACCAGACGACGTCAAGGGTGCGGTGTTGGAGACCGCCGCAACCGCGTACGTGAGCCCCGATATGTCAACGACGGGCGAGACGATCGATGACTACAGCGTCCACTTTTCGTCCGCTGCCGGGGGCAACATGCTCTCGCCTGCGGCGGCAACGTTGGCCGACCTATATCGCGGAACGGTGATGATGTAATGCCTTTCAACGACACGGCAAAGAACCTTGCCCTGGATGGTGTCGATGAGTCGATCGCGACCGGGGTCAAGTTCGTCGGCGTCCACACGTTGACCGATCCCGGCACGGGTACTACGGCCAATGCTGGTGAAGCCACGGGTGGATCGCCGGCCTATGCGCGGTTGGCTGCGACATGGAGCGCGGCGGCGGCTGGCCTCAAGGTCAATACGTCAACGTTCCTGTTCGACGTCCCGGCCGGGACGTACGCGTTCTTCACACTGTGGAACACGGGCACGCTGAACTCCGGTACGCAGTACCTCGGCTACATCCCGTTCGGCGGCGCGGCGGCCATCAAGGGCTTCGGTGAAGTCGACTCGACCGGTGTCACCAACGACACCATCACGTCGTCCGGTCACGGCCTGACGACCGACGATCGCGTACTGGTCTACAACGTGTTCGCGGAGTCGATCCCGACCGGTTTGGTGGAGGGCACGATCTACTTCGTGCTCGCGTCCGGTCTGACCGCTGACGTGTTCAAGGTGGCGCTCACTTCTGGTGGCGCGGCCATCAACATCACCGGCCAGGGCGAGCTGTACTTCCAGAAGACGATTCCTGAGGTGTTCGGCGCGCAGGGTCAGATCTCTGTGGCCGCGTCCGCGCTCACCCTCGACGCGACAACGATGTAAGGAGCGGCATGGACCTCTATCTTGTTGAGCCGGTTGCTCCCTTTCATACCGCAGCTCGTGCTACCAACACATTTACCACCAAGCAGGACGTGTCTCCAGCACCCGTGTCGGTCATCCCGGCCGGTAAGTGCCGGGCCGGTTCCAAGCTCTATATGCGGGCACAGGGCGACTACTCGTCCCTGACTGGCGCGGTGCTCACGCTCGGGTTCTGGTGGGGTACGCGTGCTTTGGCCATCACGGGCGACTTCGTGTTGGCGGCGGCGTTCACGACCGGTACGACTCCAGCGGCATGGCCGTGGTGGATGGAGTGGGACGGCATCTTGAACACCAACCCTGGAGCTACGGCTACCTGGCTTGGCCAGGGGCAGGTTCAGTTCGGCTCGGCGTTGACCACATTCAATGCGGAAGTTCCTATCCCCGTGACGGCGGCAGCGCGTACCACGGCAGCCACGTTCAACTCCACGATCGAGAACGCGATCGGCGTCTCGGCCACCTGGGGTGCCTCATCGGCTTCGAATCAGATCACCGTCAACAGCTTCCGCGCTGTCATCTGGAACTAAGGAGAGACTGTGGCCGGCTACCCCATTGCCAAAGTGGACCTGGACAACCGGATTGGTGCGCTGGTAACCGCGCTCCGTGACGACCTGAACGCGTGCGTGATGTTCAAGGCGTTGCTCGATGACACGTCAATCCTGCCGGACGCGACACTGACCGCATTGGGGTACTCAGCCGGGGACATTACGCAGATCCGAGCCGCGTTCACGTCGTTGGCGAAGCTGTCCGATATCGCTCGCGCCAGCGCGGTGCAGGCCGCTACGAACGATTTCTGGTTCGACGCCAAGCATCTCGCGGGGTTGAACTTCCACTAAAGGGAGTAGGCCGTGGCGCTCGCGATTGATGGCTCAACCCCTGTCGTTGCTATCGGAACCGCCACGGTCTCGACCGTCACCACGGCCAGCTTTACACCACCGGCCAACTCACTGTTGCTGATCCTGTGGGCCGGTGACCAGAACGCCAACCCGACGCAGCCG